GCTTTTGCATCAAGACGGCAATCGACCGCAAGGACGAGGAGACGGGCGAGACGACGACATATCTCGAGGACTTCGTTTACGCTTTCACCGACGGCGGGCTCCTCGGTATCGAGCCGGTCGGCTCCGTGGAAAATGTGAGCGGTACGCTCATGCTCGCCGAGAACGATAAAGTTCTCGATATTCTGTTAGGGGGTGCGGCGGAATGATTACCGTTGAAAAGGCGAAAAAGCTCCGGGCAATCATCGAGCGGGCAGTCGCCGCGCTCGAGCTCGACAACGAGGCCGCGCTTGAGTGCGTCGAGCTTTTCCCGGCATGGGAGAACGGCAAGGCGTACACCGTCGAGACAAGAGTACAATACGGCGGAAAGCTCTATCGTTGCGTACAAGCGCACACGTCGCAAAGCGATTGGACTCCGCCGGTCGCCGCCTCTCTTTGGAGCGGCGTAACGGTAGACCCGGCAACCGGCTATGACGAATGGAAACAGCCGACCGGCGCTCACGACGCATACAAGAAGGGCGACCGCGTTCTCTTTAACGGATCCGTGTATGAGAGCCTTATCGACGGAAACGCATACTCCCCGACGGCGTACCCGGCGGGGTGGAAACTTATTGAATGAGCGGGGCGGTCTACACGGTCGAGCTCGACGGCAAAATCATAGCGCGGCGGGAGTCTCTCTTGTGGGTGAGGCTTGACGTTCCCGGCCTCTATGTCGTATGCACGGAGGCAGAGGGCGAGGGCGTTATCGTTGACGGGGAGATTTACCACGTTCGGGGGTGTCCCGTATTGCCGGGAAAGCAGACAGTTAAACTCGATTATTACGAATTATAACGGAGGTTAAGAATGGACTATGTAGGAGCAATTATAGGAGTCCTCGGGACTATCCTCGGCGGCGTGTTAAGCTATGCCGCTTTTCATAGGAACTCGAAAAAGGACAGCGAGGAGGAGGGCAAGTCCTCCGGCACGATGCTAACCGAAATCGGATACATTAAAGGCGGCATCGACCGTATCGAGCGCAAGCAGGACGCACAGGACGCGCGCTATATCAGCATGGCGGAGCGTATGTCGGCGGTGGAGAACTCGGCAAAGTCGGCACATCATCGTATCGACAGGCTCGAGGGGCGCGAGGTGCGGGAGGACGGATAATGTCCGCCCGCAAAGGCGCGGCGCGGCGGCGGAAGTTCAAAAAATGGGCGCTCGAGGTATGGAGCTTTGCAAAGGGGTATCTCTCCTTTTCAAAGCTCCTCGTTTATGCCGTCCTCTATATCGACTACAAATCGACCATGACGACGCTCGACCTCTGCCGGATTTCCGTAGCCAACAACTACACCGGCTCGCTCCCATATTTGACCGCCCTTATCGCCTTTTTACAGGCCGCGACCGCTACCGTGCTCTCGTTCTCGCTCAATAAGAGCAAGGCCGAGAACACGACCGGCGGAATTACATACGACACGGCAACAAAACGAGATTGCTAAAGGAGGTAGCAAAATGAAAGAAATCATCGTAAAGCGGCTCGGCGCTCTCTTGAGCGTAAAGAGCCTCGTCACGCTCTTGCTCTCCGGGGTATTCGCGTACCTCGCCATTACAGGGCAGACGAGCCAAGAGTTTATGACGGTCTACACGGTCGTTATCGCGTTCTATTTCGGAACGCAGACGCAGAAAATCAGCGACGCGGTAGACAAGACTCTCAAGGGGGAATAATTTATGCTGACGGTGGAGAAGCGGATTATTTCCCGGAACTTCACGCGCGCCGGAGCGGGACGGAAAATCGAGTATATCGTTATCCACTATTTCGGCTCGCTCGGCACGGCGGCGGCGGTGGCGAACTACTTCGCCGGAGCCGATAGGCAAGCCTCGGCGCATTACTGTTTAGACGAGGGGAATATCGTTTATCAGTGCGTCGAGGACAACAATATCGCGTGGCATTGTGGCACGTCCGGCGGATACGTTCATCCGAGATGCAGGAACGCGAACAGCATCGGGATTGAAGTACGCCCGTATAAGCTCGATAAGACGACCGCCGGGAGCGCGGCGGCTCGGGATTGGTATTTCACCGAAAAGACCGTCGATAATCTCGTAGAGTTTACGCGGGCTCTCATGGAGAAATACAATATCCCCGCCGAGAACGTCGTCCGGCATTACGACGTTACGGGGAAATGGTGTCCGCGCCCGTGGATGGGCGACGACATGAACGCCTATTACGGCACGAGCGGAAATGAACAATGGGCGAGATTTAAGGCTCGCCTCTCTGGAAACGAGGAGGTTTTCGACATGGATATTAACGAGGCAAGAAAGCAACTGACCTCTTGCGCCGATACCGGCGACACGCCCTCCGCATGGGCGAAAGAGGCGGCGGAATACTGCAAGCGCAAGGGCATTTTCAACGGCGACGGAGCCGGTAATTTCGGCTGGCAACAGCCGATTACCCGCGAGGCCGTCGCTTGCATCATCTACCGCGCACTCGAGGCGGCGGGCGCTCTCGGCAATCTTTCAGACGTATAATCGTGCAGAAAAAGCGGGCGGGGCTCTATGGCCTCGCCCGCTTTTTTGTTACGCTTTTAGTGTTTTGTGTGCGTTATTGTGCGTTTAATGTACGCATATAGCTTTTTTGTTCCGATTGCCGCATACTTGAACATGAGATAACAGCCGTAGAGCAGACCGTAGAGCATCCACCCGCAAGCCAACACGGAATACCAACAGAAATAGAAACAGCCGACGAGCACCAGCACGAAAAGGAAATACCAGCAATTACGCCGGGTAAGCCGGAGGCCGACTCCGAGCCGGAAACCGCTCATTGACTTTAGGCGCTTCGAGAAGCTGACAAACATAGCTCAACGCCTCCCGCTTTTCGCTTTCAGATACGGCATGAGCCCCCACGCGACCAGCGCGCCGCCGATAACGAGCCCGCACACGAAAGAGGAGATATTCCCTTGTACGGCGAGCGAGACGGCGGCGAACAGGAACAGAACACCGACGACAATCTTTACGAGCATAGCGGCCTTTGACTGCCGCATACCCGTAACGCGCTCGCGCTCGTCTGCCTCTGCCTTGCGCTCCTCCGCCTTGCGAGCCTTATTCCGCTCCGCTTGCTCGGACTTCTGTTTATCTACACAACGCTTGCAGACATAGCGGCGGGACTCGGGATAATAAGCGCCTCCCTCGTTCGCGTCGAACTGCCTCCCGCACTTCACGCAAGTAACAGTATGCTTTTTCATGGTATGAGTAACTCCCTCCTATTTTTTCGGTCTGCTGACCTTTAACACAATTATGCGTTGCGTATGTGCTAAAGTCAAGAAAAATGCAGACTATTAACACACGGGAGGCGAGAGCTTGCGGATATATGATTTTGAGGGAAAGAAAAATATAAGCGGCGAGCGCATCCGCGAGGCACGGCTAAAGCTCCGGCTCTCACAAAGCGACCTCGCGGCGCGGGTGCAGGTCGAGGGCGTAACAATGGAGCGGGACTCGATAAGCCGTATCGAAATCGGGACGCGGTTTATTCCCGATTACGAGATACCCGTCTTTGCCCGCGTCCTCGGCGTGTCCGCCCTTTGGCTCCTCGGAATAGAGTAAATCCCCGGCTCCGCGCCGGGGATATTTTTGCACTTTTTTCTAAATAACGCTTGACATACTGCAAGCAGTATGATATTATAATAGACAGAAAGGAGGTAAACGCATTGAGCAAGCGAAAAAAGAAACGCGGCAACAAGGCAGAGCCGGACAGCTACTTAAACCTTGTTACCGCAGTCCTAAACCTCGTGATTGCTATTCTACTGCTGATAGAAAAGCTCACCGAGTAAAGGGCGGGGGGGAGAAATCCCCCTTGCCCTCCAAGGATAACACGAAATGCGCTCAATGTCAAACGACCATGACAACGGTTATCTATGTTTTGTGCGGGGTAAGCATTACCCTATCCGCAATCTCTATTTTCATCAACGCCAAAAGGAGGCGGCAGAATGGCAGAGGAAAAAAGAAAGACTAAGACCTCGACGGCGGTAAAGACTCGATATAATGAAAAGGTCTACGACGTTATTTCGGCGCGAGTCCAGAAAGAGCTCGCGGCGGCTTTCCGCGAGAAATGCACAGCCGAGGGCATACCGCAAGCACAGATTATCAAAAAGGCGATAGAGGACTTTCTATCGCGGTAACGAGAGGGCGGGACTTTCCCGCCCTTTTTTCATATCTTGAGGGAGGGCGCGCTATGGGAGAGCGGACGTATAAACAACTTAATTGGACGAGCCGTATCAAGCTCGAGACGATGCTCAAGCATGGACACTCGAAAAAAGAAATCGCCGAGGAGCTGGGCGTACATATCAGCACCGTTTACCGCGAGCTCAAGCGCGGGACGTATGAGCATCTAAACTCCGATTATACGACCGAGGAGCGGTATAGCCCGGAAAAGGCCGAGGCGCGCTATCAAGAGGGGCTCGCCGCGAAAGGTGCTCCGCTCAAGATTGGGAAAAATCACGCCGCCGCGCAGTTTATCGAGGACAAAATCGGGAACGAGGACTATTCCCCGGCGGCGGTGTGCGCTCTACTCAAGCAGGAAAAATATAAACACTTCGGAATAACCTTTTGCCGTGCGACGATTTATAAATACGTCGAGGACGGCGTTTTCCTAACGCTTACAAATCAAGACCTCCCGGAAAAGGGCGACAGCAAAAAGAAGCATAGAACAATCCGCAAGAAACAGGCTCGGGCATCCAGCGGCACGAGCATAGAGCAGAGGCCGGAGTATATCAATGAGCGGCAGGAGCCGGGACATTGGGAAATGGATACCGTCGTCGGAAAGAAGCGGACGAAAGCCCGCCTCCTCGTCCTCTCCGAGCGCGTCACGCGGCGGGAAATCATTATCCGCATTAAGGACGGGCGCGCCGAGACGGTCGTCGCGGCATTAGACCGCCTCGAGCGTATTTACGGCGCGGCGTTCTATCGGATATTCAAAACGATAACCGTAGACAACGGCTCCGAGTTCGCGGATGCTGACGGCATCGAGCGGAGCGCCCGCCGCAAGGATGCAAAGCGGACGACGGTCTATTACTGCCATGCGTATAGCTCTTGTGAGCGCGGCACGAACGAGAATATTAACCGCATGATACGGCGGCAGTTCCCGAAAGGGACGGACTTCGACAAGGTGACGGCGGCGGAGGTTAAGCGCGTCGAGACGTGGCTCAATGATTACCCGAGAGAAATACTCGGCTTTATGTCCTCGGCGGAGGCTTTCAAGATAGCATTTGACAGGGCGGCGTGAACGCTCAAAAATTTATTCTATCTTTTTCGCACAAAATACTTGACATTTGCGATTTCTTCCCGGCCCGGCTCATCACCGCGCCGACAGCTTTGTTAGAATACCAAATCCTTCCCCTTTTGTCAATACCTTTTTCGAGGTTTTTTTATTTTTCTGATTGCTGTGGCGATTTCTCCGGCTTTCGTCCCCTTTCCCCTTGCGCAGGTTGGGAAAATAAGCTGTGCAAACGGAGGCGACAGTGGTATAATGTCCATGGAAATAAAATGTATACATAGTAGGAGGGATTGATCTGCGGATTCATCGCATGACCGCCACCTTCGGCAAACTCCAGGGCCGGTCTTTGGAGCTGGGGGACGGTCTGAATATCATCGAAGCCCCCAACGAGACTGGAAAGTCCACCTGGTGCGCCTTTCTGCTCTCTATTTTATATGGTGTCAACAGCCGGGAGCGGGACCGCGCTGGTTTTATCGCGGATAAAAACCGCTTTGCTCCCTGGTCAGGCGCGGCCATGTCCGGCCGGATGGACTGCGGCACGGAACTGGGGGAGTTGACTCTGACCCG